GGAATGGGCTTTCTATTACCTTGAACGCGGCACCCGCAGGGGGCGGCGCTTTAGGGCGATGGCATTTTGGAATTAGACGGCGAGTAATTGGTAATGCAAACGGTCAAGATACCAGTTTTGCAGATACCGGCAGTTAAAGGAGAGGTGATTTCAAATGGGTGAATTTACACCAACTACGGCTTCAGCGTACATACCTGAAGTATGGTCGGCAAAGGTGTTCGAGTATGCCTATGAAGATGTGCTTCTGGCGGATCTAGTCGTGAGCCTAGATTCGGAAGTCGCCTCTTTTGGGGATATCGTGCATATGCCGGTCATGGCGGTTTTGTCTACAACCACCAAGTCAGCGGACACGGATGTTACGTTTACAGCCAATACAGATACGGATGCGACCGTTACGGTCAATACGTATGAATACGTGGCTGTAGCGCCGACATTGGAAGTTATGAAAAAGGCGAAGTATGACCTCGTAGGCTTAAATCAAAAGTCTATGGGGAAAGCCATTGGAAACCGTTGGGACGCGCAGATTGCAGGGCTCTATTCGAGCCTAACGCAATCGGCCGGGACCGGCGGCGATGGGTTTACGGATGCGGCGCTTATTGAAGGTATCCGACTTTTGGATGTCGCCAATGCGCCGGCGGAGGACCGAAATTTGGCCCTCCATCCTTCGGCATGGTCGGACTTTATCGGGATTGAGAAGTTCTACAATTCCGCGACGTTCCCCCAGCAAAAGGCTCTTGCTAAATACCAAATCGCGGAAGTGTATGGTGTTAAGACTTTTAAGACCAATAACATTTCTTCGTCCGGTACGACCGAGAGAAATATCCTGTTCCATCGGGAAGCCTTTGGATTGGCACGGTCCATTAAGATCGATGTCATGATTCAGGACATGGCTCGCGCAGGACGTAAGGAGATTGTTGCTTACACCCTTTACGGGTTAGGCATTATCCGAAATACGTTCGGCGTTGCCGTCCTCAGCTAGAAAAGGATCTTCGCCCCGCCCTGGGTAGTCTCTTTCCCCCCTAGGGCGGGTGTGGAGATTTTTAATAAATGAAATGTTCTATTTGCCACAAAGAAGGCGATTTGGATTTTTTAGAACGGTGCGAGCCCTGTTTTCGGTGGTATGTGACCCATGTCGAAGACAGTAACTTTCGGCCAGGAGTTATGGCTCCAGGGTATACCGTCACCGTGGCTCATTTGGACGACATCAGACACCGCCGTTTGGATTCTGACGGACGTGTATATCAAGACCGAGGACGAAAATCGTTTAGCAAACCCGGAGGATTATCATGAGGATTAAGTTTTTTTGGGCTGTTGTCTTAGCGGCAACAGTATATGGTTTTGTCCAGGCGGTCGATTACGAAACTACGAAATCGACAAACGCGACTTCCGCCTCCACTCTTTCGGTTATTCCCTTAACTGATCCGGGCGACATTCTGGGAAGTCTTCTCATTAATTCCCGGACTGCCGGCTCGGAAACAATCAAGATTTACGACTCGAGCGGAACAACGAATAACTTGATTGGGACGATTGCCTTGTCTACGGGCGGTATTACGTCGAACGAGTACGTCTACAACCTTCGGATTTCAAGCGCAGTCACGATCACGAAATCAGGGGCAACGGCGGATACGACGATTATCTGGAAGAACGTTCGGTGACATTATCAGAAATCATCACGATAGCCGGTGCAAGAATCAACAAACAGACATCGGTTTCCGACGTTAAGACGCGCTTTATTAGTCACGTCAATACAGTCCGGGAGTTTGCTTGGGATAAATACGACTGGAGTTTTAAAAAGCGTGGTTGGTCGATCCGGCTTTATCCGCAGATTAATACCGGGACGGCTTCCGTCGTTAATGGCTCAAGTACCGTAACAGTTTCTTCCAGCGTCTTTTCGTCGCCTTATGTGGGTGCGTTCTTCCGGCTTTTAGGAAGCGTCCCTGAATCCTGGTACCGGATTGTGGCGCAAGGCGGCACGACTTTAACTTTAGATGTTCCCTATCAAGGAGCAACGAATGCGACCGGGTCATATGAAGTAAGAAAGACCGATTATCTGATTCCTTCAGAAATTGCAGGAAGCCTCGACATGACGGATTCTCAGGGCAGAATCATTACGGTTGATTCTAAGCTCGTGCGTCCTACCATGATTCCCGACACAAAGGGCCGCCCAGACCGCGCTGTTGTTTGGTCGGATGACCCGATAGGCACTTCTTATACGACCGGAACGATAACCGGGACGGTAGACACCCGCACCATTACCGGATCTGGGACTTCTTGGCTTACGGACGTAACGGCTGGCGATCAATTAGAAGTCGCGGTATCAAGCACAACCTACAAATACCAAGTTCGCTCCGTTGAATCTGACACGTCGCTAACCCTCTACCAATTCCTGCGAGTTGGAATTTCGGCGGGAACGAGCTATACGCTGCGAAACCAATTTGGACGTATTGCCCGGTTCTCCGCTACGCCCGATGACGAGTATTACATTACGCTGACCGGCGTCCGGCATATATATCCCTTAGCCCATGACAATGATACGGATGAGCTTTTGACCTATCATTCCTCGGCACTAATCGAAGGAATTATTGGGTTAGAAGAAGGGGCTTCGCCCGACGATAGAGAAAACCCGCAAATAGCCAAGTTCGTCGCAATGCTCGGAACAAAAGCCGGGACCGACGCCAGAAACGCCGGGTCTTTTAATCCGCTTCCCATATCAATTCCTTGGGGGAATTACCGTGCCTAAAGATTTCGGGACTCCCATGGATTTTTATGAGAACACGGGCGGCCTAACGCTCATGAATTCCGGGATCAGGGTTCCCAATGAAGCCTGTAAAGACGTTAAGAACATGAACTATTTCCCCGTGGGCGGCTTTAGTTCTCGTAACGGATACACCCGCCTAAACGGAACTGCATTTAATTCCGGTGCAATCATGACCTCGCTCTATTACAAAGTGCAATCGAGCGGCACGGATCTTTTAATCGGGACTGGCGGCAACATGATTGCCAAAATGGACAGCTTAGATGGAACCTGGGATGACTTAACGGGCGGGCTCACTCTAACAGCCGGACAAAATAATCTTTGGTCTTGGGCGATCTTAAACGATATCGCCGTCGGCGCAAATGGAGTCGATAACTGCATACAAGTAAGTACGGTCCCGGGAGCGGCGTCAATTGCCGCAGGAACCTTGGCCTCCGCTCTTTTTGTTGTGGAATACCGGGGGTACATGTTTTACGGGAATTTGGTTGAAGGGGCGACCGCGTTCCCAGACCGATTGCGGTTTTCTAATAATGCGACTCCCGGAACCTTAACGTCGACGGACGTCATTAACGTTCATACGAAAACAGGCGGAACACTTCGCGGAGCTATTGTCTATAAAGACCGGCTTTTATGTTTTAAGGAAAATGCGATTTATGAGATTATCTTTAGTCCGACAAGAGTCGCTTCCGACGGAACTCTTTTCCCATTTCTTCAGAATCCCAATCCGCTTTTAATCGGGATTGGCTCTCAATCGCATCATACGCTCGTGCATTTCACAACGCCTTCGACGCATACCGCGCCGGGGGACTACATTTTCTTTATCGATCAAACCGGAATGCCGCGCATCTATTCCTCCGGCGATAGCTCATTTCAAGTGGGATATCCGATTTCGATGGCAAGAGATACGACAATTGAATCTATTGCTTCTTGCACCCGAAGCGTTACGGCGCTTCGCTCTATGTGGGCGATCAATTACCCGGAGCGAAATCAAATTTGGATCTTTATGCCTATTACGACCCAAATGGATCGGTGCTGGGTTTTAGATTACACGATTAATTGGGCTTGGGGGAAACATGTCTTTGCCGACGCTTTTACGTGTGGGGCCTTAGTCAAACATACGGACGGAACCTACCGAGTTTTTGCCGGCGACCGAAATGGTTTTACGGTGAGGCACGACACAACGAGCTTAGACAACGCTACGGCCATTAGTGCGTTTTACCGGACAGGCGATGCTAGAGCAACAGGCCGAAGTCCCGTTCAAAGAAGCATTTGGCCGTTTATGGAAGTTAAAGGCACGACGGGATCCGCTACACAAGCGATGGATGTTGCTTTCTTTAAGGACTCTGAGGATATTGCGAGTGCG